AATTCTTGTCGCCAGAGAAGCATTGGACTCGATATCCGTGCCGAAAGCCGCGGACACCAAATTCGTTACATTCCAGCCTTGAGGCACATTTGCCACCGCTTGACTGATGGACCCCGCGCCCACGTTCCCAATCGTACCCGGAGTCGCGCATTGCGCCGGAACCGAGACTGCGTACCAACCGTACTGCGCCTGATAATATGTACTCGCAGCGGCGGCGTCTACTGACGCGGAACCCGTTGTCGCGAAGTTTAGAGACGGGGTTGCACTATTTGAAGTCGTGGCTGCGATGGCTCCAACTGGGATGAGAACACTTTGTGTCGGTTTCACATACGTGTAAAACGTGAGTGTAACCACAGAAGCCGTGGAGCCTCCACGCTTGAGTCCCACACTTTCAGCAAGGATGTCGAACTGTTTATCGATAAAAGACTGCGTATCGGTCGGGTTTAATCCATAGGCGCGAGCAATCTGTTGCTTCACGGGGGAAGAACTATAGGGGTCCGAGACACCATTCCCACTCGCGTTATCAACCTGACTAATGGCTGAGATAGACTGTGAGCAGCGAGAAAACCATTCGCGAACGCTCATGTTCGAGAGTTCGAGAGAAATGGGGTCAATTGTCAGGTCCCGAAGTTCAGAGCGAGGCGTGAGGTCCAGTGTCGGGTAGATGCTCGTGATTCCGGAAATCATACGACCGGCGATGACCTCCTTCTGCTGCAAAGCAAGAAAGTCATTCGGACTCACGACGCGCAAATTCACGAAACCGCATGTCAGCGGTCCATTGAATTGCGACTGATAGACGACATTCGTATTCGGGTCCTGAATTACGGTGGATACCATCGCGTAGAAGATGTCGGTATTCACCGCTGAACTGGGGACATCCGCCGCACTGAAGTTGTTCGTCTGTGTGAGTTGAACGGTAGTCGTTGTCGTCTGCCCCGGAGACACCACAGTTGTGACAACCGGGGACCCAACCGATGTCTGTTCAGTGCGTTCAATGCCCGCAACGAGGTCACCGAACTGCTGATACGGGGGGTTGATACCCGCGGGGTCCGAGGAGAGCATGACTTGGACCCCGATGAAACCGATAAAATTCGGAGTCACCCACTCAATCTTGCAATCTTGTTGCCCCTTGTAGGCACGCAAACCCGAGGGGGGTGCGATACTGAGCGCCAACCCAGAGTTGAAAAAAATGAGGTTGAATTTGAAGATGGGCGTAATCGGGGGTCCGAGGCAAATCCATTGGACACCGCCGTCAGTAGTGCTGCCCCCGATTACTTGGTTCCAAACAGGGGCATTGGAGCCAGATGTGCCTCCGGATGTCACCTGCTGAGCATTGCCGTTGGAATCAATGGCGACTGCTCCAGCCACGTAGATGTTACTCGCAACCCAAGTCGTGACCGCATTCGGATTCGAGAACGGACCCACAAAGGTCCACGTGACGCCGCCATCAGTTGTCGTCCCGGATAGATTCCAAGTCGGCTGTGTGTTACCACTCGTCCCCTGTATGGTTACAGTTTGGACGTTACCGTTGGAATCCACGACACTGTAGCCGAGTGCAAAAGCTGTATTCGGTGTCCAGATATTGAACTCTCGACCAATGATTTGGACCACGCTGTTCGTGAGCGCCGTATTGACTGGCACGAAACCCGTGAATTGATTGAACCCTCCGACAATGGTCGGGGTCGTGAATGTGTACGTGTTACCGAAGAGTGAGACATCGAGGCGAACCGTATTCAGGTCCGCGTTGATGACCAGCGGGAGCACAGTCGAGTCAATAGATAGGGTATCGCCGGTAACCGTAGGGGTCACGATTTGCAGGATTGAGAGAGCTACTGGGGGATTAAAAGGCATTAAGGGGTCACCTGAATTGTGAAATTAAGCGGCGTCGAGACAAGCGCATTCACGGCACTGCTGGTGTAAGAGACAAGGGTACCCGAGACGAAAACAACCGTGGGGTCTTGTGGGTCTTGGATTGCAGACACATTTGTGAATTCCCGCAACGCCTCTTCCGGAGCTAAAGGTTGGAAAGCGTTCTGAGCCACCTGAATATTTTTCAAATTTTGGAGTGCAGTCATGACCGCATTCGCTATATCGGCGTCCGTGAGGCTGATGCCGAATTTGCGCCCAATGTAGTCCTTGATAGGACACGTAAATTGGGGATAAAAAGCGCAACGACTCGTGAGCACCATCTTGAGGGCACGCTGAGAAAGCTTGGGTAGTCCTGTGATGCGAATCACGGACCCGGATGTATCCGGAGAGAGGTCGTTCAACACCCCGGAACCGTTGCACTTCAAACAATAGTTTTGCCGCGTGATGTAATTAACCTCGATGAGGGGGCGCACAAGCCGGACCTCTTTGTTGAAAACAATTTTGTAAAAAGTCTCCACGGGTCCATTGGGTCTGCCTGCAATTTGGACGCGATTCGGGTCGGCGAGAATCGCATACCCATACGTGGGGTCATCTTGTTCAATCAATTCGCCATGGATGAAGATTTGGACGTAAGCGATGCCGTTGATAGGAGCACGCATGTTGATGCTTGGGTCCGCCACAAGTTGTAGTGTTCGGAGGTCCGCGGGACTAATTTGGTACCGTTCGAGATGCTGTTGATGGTCACAGGGCTTCTGAAGTGTGTTGAAATCATACGTACCCGTCTGCATGGCAACGGGCGTATTTGCCCCCGGCGTCGTGCTCAAGCCACCAAAAATCGGTCCCGTGAGTCCCACTATTCTCCTGCCTCAGTGTCCGGATACTTGACCTTAATCGTGCCATCCGTAGACTTGCTATGCTGTTCAAGCTCCCATGTAGTGGGAGCATCGAGAGCGTTCACACGCACATAAGGCTGCCCTTTGTACATATTCGCTGAATTTACATCGTCTACTAAAACCGCTTCATATTGCGGTTGTGTAAATAGACTCTCGATTTGGGTCAAATCCGCGGCAACCTTAGCGGTTCCTTCACTCGCGTATTGAGCCTCGTCTTCATTTCGCTCGATAAGCGTCCGCAAGTGGTTCATCAAAAACACGGCTTCGTCAGCGTACTCAAACTGAGGCTGCATGTAAGCCTTTATATCTGAGACATATACCATCGGTAGATGGTCATTGCGTGCAGCGCCCACCCAATGCCCTTGAGGTCCGGGCTGCCAACTCGCTTTCTGAAACGTAGGTGCTAGCGGTGGCTCGGCATTCGAGTAGTAGTTTTCGAGTACTCCCGCGGCTTTGCGAAACTGTTGAGCACGAATGCGATAAAAAGTCTCGATGTCGGCAAAATTTCCCACACGTTCGTCAACCCATGTCTTGAGTGCGTTCTTTTGTGAAAGCGTGAACGTACCGAGAAAATTGAACGGAGGTCCGGGGTACGCGTATTGAAATTTGAAAGCCATGTTGTTTACAGTGAGTACTGGGTCGAGTCCGAATATGAAACAGAGGAATTATCCGAACACTCTCCTACGAAACTGAATGAAACCGTAATAGTGAACGGAGGTCCGCCACTGCCGACTGAGACGTTTGACTCCGTGAAAACACCCTGATACCGACCTCCCCCGATATTCGTGACCACGGGTGAAAAATTTGTTGCGATTCCGGAACGAGTCTGCGGAACTCCGTTAATCCATATCGTTGCGAAGAACGCGGTGTCAACGAAATTGTTCGCGTAAGAAACCCAAGTCGCGACAAGCGCAAAGTGCCCAAGCCCCAACGGAGATATGGAGAAACTCACCTCGTAAGCTGGATTCAGGGGTGCACTCGAAGCCTGCAAAGTGATGAGCGCCGATGGCTGCGTTGCAAACGGATACGCGTAGTTTGTCGCGGTTGTGAACGTAGTCCCATTCAAATACGTGATGGAAGGCGCAGTAAATGTGAAGAGCATCGTCGATGTCGAAGCAGACGCCGCAAGAGGCCACGTGGCGGTCACCGTATAACTCACCAACCAATTCGAGACAGTCCCAATCGTTGCGAAGTTAGGCGTCACTGTCACGGAACCGAGTGTGGGTTGCGTCCCGCTAAAGCTAACGCCAAGAACAGTGTTATTCTGAAGCGGGGGCAGCGGTCTTGCAAGCGTGACTGTGAAAGTCTTTTGAGTCCCATCCGCGACTACCGTAGTCGGGGAGACCTGCACCGCGGTCCCTGTTGGATAGTTGGGGTTAAGCAGATAGTAGACGGGAATCGTGGCGAACTTACCCCCGCCAGAGGATGTGGCTTGAAACACATCATAGCTCTTACTGACGCCATTAAACCACGCAATGTCTTCTTGAGTGATTGTCAGATTCGTGGCTTGCACATTTGGGGCAAAGAGTTGGTTGTTCGCGAGGGATTGAGAGCCGTTGTAATAGACTTCAAACTGATTCGCGACCGTGTCATAACGCAAGGAAATTTGTCCCTGCCAAGCGGTGTTGTCACCATCGAAGGTGAAATCATTTACTACCGCTGAAGTCCCATCCGGCGTCGAACCGTTATAGGACAAGAAAGAAAAAATTGGGTTCACGGGGTCATTGTAGATGTAAATCAGTCCCGGATTCCCTTCGAATGCGGGGATATACGGCTGAGTCGTGAATTGAACTCCGGAAATCGCGAGGTTCAGCGTTACCTGCTGGTTTTGCAGTAGCAAGTTTGCGGCACCCCCGGTCGGTGTCAAAATAAGGGCACCGTTGCCCGGGGAGGGGGCTGCGGGAACGCTGATGACCGGCACGGGTGGAATCACGGTGCCGGGGAGACTCAGTTGGTCTTGACTGCCGCCATTATTCCCGCCATTGATGACCAATTGACATTGAGCCGGAGCGCCTCCCGTGTTATCGTAGTCGATTTCAAACGGGTAGATGCCCGGTGCGGAGAAATGCAATGTCGCATAATAAGAATTGGAAGGTGCACTCCCATTTCGATGACGGTTGCTAATCATCTGGAGTGGGTACCCGTAAAAGGGTGTCACACTTAGGGGATAGAGTCCGTTCGGAAATGGATTCGAGGACACGACGGAAACCGCTCCGCCACCCCCTGAGACCGAGGCTCCGATGCCGAAAAGAACATCGTCATCGACTTGCCAATTGAAAGTAATATTCCCCGCTTGGGAAACGACGAAGTACCCCGACCACACCATTTGAAAAGTGTCACTAGCGCCGAATTGCGTGGGAGTAAGAGAACCTGAAAACGCCCCCTGTGCGGTTACGAGTGAAAACTGTCCCGGCTCTGCATGACGATTCGCATGATTCCAGTACAAACTGCTGACCGTGATAGTAGAAGTGAAGGGCTGCGGAGCCGTAAGAGTCCATCCATTGCTTTGCCCCGCAGCTTGTAGCGAACCCACCGAGACTTGGTCACCGAATGCGATAATGCCATTCGCCGCCTGCCACGCAACTGTGGAAGGATTTGACGTAAGGGCAAAACTCGGAAGTGAAGCCGTGACAGTGTCTACGCCGGAATTCGCGCCCAGATAAGTAAACGTCGTAGACGCGGTGCCGAGACCCGTTGTCGTGTCAACGCTGAAGGCGACCTGTACGGTTTTGACTTGGGGGTTTTGCCCCGTGACTGTAAACGTTACGTTCTCATATTGTGTAATTGTAGGCATTAAGCACCAAGAATTATGACCGGGAATGACCCGCTACCCGGCGCGAGTCGCAGAGAACCGCTAGAAAACACCTTCCACTTGAAGGCGGCGGAAGCCTGAACACCGGAATCTGTTATCGTTAGGGATAAGCTGTTGTCACCCAGCGTACCCTGAGCAAAAGGTCCTGTGAGTTGAATCTGGGCAACTCCCGCCACGATGGAAATCACGGAGGTCGAGATACCGCTTACAGACGATGACCCCACGGTGACCACGATTTGACTCGGTTGCGTGCTCACGACCCCGGTCGCGACAACAAAGAATGAGTCATTCGGGCGAGACGCCATCGCAGCCACGTTACCGTTATCGACGTAACCAAGATAAGATGGACCCACAAAGGTCCACGTGACGCCGCCATCAGTTGTCGTCCCACTCGTATTCCATGCAGGAGTCGAGCCACCGGAGGTCCCGGCTATCGTGACCTTCTGGATGTTGTTATTCGAGTCGATGATGAAGACATTGAGGACGTAAGGAGTTAACGGCGTCCAGAAATTGATACCCTCGGAGTACGCGATACCAGAACGGAGTTGAAGACCGGTATTCACCGTCAAGACAAGCGTCTTCTCGGAAAATGCTCCCACGTTATCCGTGACGCGGAAAGTAATGCTGCTAGAGCCGGTAACTTGTGTGGTCCCACTCACAACCCCAGTCGCGGAGTTGAGCGTGATACCGGTTGGGAGTTGAGCCACCGAAGAAGGAGAAATACTCCACGTGAACGGCGTATTCAACGGAGATTCTGTGGCAACGAGCGTTGTCGTGTACGCGACACCTGCTGTCACTGTAGGCAGGGGGGACGTATTCGTGATAGTCAAGTTTGTCGCTTGGATAAGCAAGTTGAATGCCTGCCCCGGAGCATTCGTGTTCGCCGGAGAAAGGCTGTCGGCGACATCGAGGATGATGTTCTGGTTATAGGCGGAACCCGTTGTCCCTGCGAGCAATCCACCGCTTGTGAGCGTAAATCCAGAGGGGAGCGCCGGAGAATGAGCATCAAGGGAGAACGTGTACGGAGGCACGCCACCGCTCGCCGTCAATTGGATGGAATAGGCTCCACTAATTTCTCCGACTGGAAGCGAGATATTCGTGATGATGACATTTGACCCCGTGTTCATGAGCATGTACGCGAACGCGGTCTGACCATTGGCGTCCACGACTTCAACTTCAACAGGGTAGTTCGTGAGAACAGCACCCGTGTACGTGCCGGAAATCGTAGCCGTAACACCTGATGTCCCTGAATCCGCGGTTACATTCAAACCCGTGGGGAGTGCGTTTGGACTAGAAGGCGGAATCTGCCAAGTGTAGGGCGCGGTGCCCGCACCGGAAACACTTAGATGCCCCTGATAGGGGGAACCACGATTGATGACACCCACGTCCGCGGTGTCGATGACAAGACCTGAAGCGGAACCAATTTGCAGCGTGTAGCCATGGGTAGCAGTTGTCGCAGCGGAGTCCGTGACTTGAATCGTGACGGCTTCCGAGCCGGAAATCTCGTCCGTAACACCGGAGAAGATACCATTTGTGCCGAAAGTGATGCCTGTCGGGAATGTGAGTCCGTTCACAAGGGGCGAAATACTCCATGTGTAAGGAGGGACACCGCCAACGGCGCTCATCGCAAAGCTGTAGGGCTGTCCGGGCACCGCGATTGGAATCGCAGGCGTCAAGATAGAGAGCGTGTTGTCATAAGTCAAATTGAGGACCGCGGTCGTAGACAAGTGCGGAGTCTCGGAATCCACCAAATCAATGATGAGGTTCTGATTATAGGGTCCGACAAACGCGCCCGCGGAGCGGGACAAAATGCCCGAGGACGAGAGCGTCATCCCTGTCGGCAACGCGGGTGAATTCGCATCAAGGCTCCACGTGTAGGGGAGCACGCCACCGAAGCCCTGCAACTCAACATGATAGGCTTGATTCGAGAAGTTCGGGAGAGAACTTGTGAGAATCGTGAGTGGAAGAATGAAGTCGCAGATGAATCGCACGTAAATGTATGCGACCTGCCCGCTGGTATTCGTGACCGCGAGCCAGAGGTCGAAGTATCCGGCTTCCAACGGGGTACCCGAGAAAACAATGTTCTGCCCAAGGATATCCGTGCCGACTGAGATTCCAGTCGGAAGCAATCCCGCTACGATGGAAACGGATTGAAGCGGAGATGTTGAATTCGAGCTAATCGTGCCCGTGTACGGTTGCTGAACAAGGGCTGGAGTCAAATTGTTGATGAGCGTGTACTGACTGCTCAAAATCGTCCACGTAATCGTGATTGTGCCGTGGACCAAATTTTGGTCATCCACGTATTCGATGACACTCGATTGTGGACCAACACCCTGAACATTCCCGTAAATGAGTCCCGTGTTCGCATCCAGACTGAGTCCCGGGGGCAGGGAAGACCCGGCTTGGACTCTAGCCGTGTAGTTGACGTTCTTCTGAATGGATGGTGAATTAAACCATGGCTTTTGCGGGTTCAAACCAATGAGGTCGCCGACGATGAACGGACGCGGATACATGGCAGCGGCTCCGATATCCGTTGTCCCATCGTGGGCGAGGAACGTGTATTCACGACTGATGAGCGCAACCTGTGTTGAGCCGAGTAGGACTTGGAACGGGACGCGAATCTGTGAAGAACGGAAAATCGTCGGGGGTCCAACGACTTTAACGACATCGTTAAGGTTGTCAATCGTGACCGTTAAACCGTTGGAAGGCTGCGTGATAACAGGGGCACCCAGCGAGTAACCTTGTAGGTTTGACAAACCATGGATTGGAAAAATGACGGCAGTCGTGTCGCCATTGCCCCAGTAGTGGTCGAAAAATGCTTCCGGAATCAGGACCTCGCTATAAGCCTCCTGGGCTGTGTAATAAAAAGTCCCGGTCGCATTGTGTTGAGGCAACGCGCTGTCTCGCACAGTGGCGGTGAAGTGGTGGACAATTCCCCGAGTAGATGCCTGCGTTTCTGGTACTGTGATAAGGACCTCAAGTTGACCATCAACAAGGGAAAACAAAGAAGAGCTTAATAGAGTATAAAGTACAACGGTCGAGGCCGAACTTCCAACCGCATCTACAACATTAAGACCGGCAGCAAAGCTCCCATAACTTAAAATAGTGAAGTTCAGATACGCTTGGCCCCCCGCAATTGTAATGCTTGGGCTAGGGAGCGTGGTCGCTGAATTGATGAGAGACCATGTGTAAGGAGGAACACCCCCATATGCTAAAAGAGGAATACCACTTGATGGCCCCGAAAACACGACTGGGAAAGAACTAGGTTGAAAATCTTGGTCGTCATTCAGGATGTTCAAAATTGTCGAATCATCTATGACAACGGAAATAAGACTGTCTGTTGTGTTTGTCGGAATGGCGGCATCACTTACTCGGACATGCACTTGGTAAACCCCCGGATTAACAAGTGTGGCATCAAGGTTTAAGGTGCCTGTCGCAGGGGGGGTCCAAGGGGTGTTAGTGATAGACCCCGAACCTAATACTGCGAAGAAAGTGTTGTCCACATCATTGATTATACTTCCGCTATAAGGGGGTACACCCCCAATCACTACCAACGGAAAACTTTGAGTAAAAGGAAATGACATTTAACTAGACCCCGCACCGAGACTCGCCAATAACCCCGGAATTTTCACCGTTGGGCCAAGGGCGGAAAGTACATAAAGCAGATAAACTCCAAGATTATTGACATTATCATTAACTTCCGTCAGGGTTGTCCATGCGTTGCCTTGACTATCTGAAACAGTAAACCCCGACCCTGAAACAAGGTCTTGACCCACACCAAGCAATAACAAATCCCCCGCTGCTGGAGCCGACAAGGGGCTTATTGTCAAGGATGATGTGCTATACCCTGATTTTGCTTTCTGAGAAAATAGGGCTGACCCGCTGCTTGCTTTGAATGCGGCTGTGATAGCACAGAAGGGGGTCAACCCCGAGCCGCCTGAAATTTGAATATATGGGTTGATGCTTCCGGCCAAGGACTGTATTTCAAAGGCATCGGCTAACTGTATCTCCCCCGCACTAGCTCCGGAAGTATTAGAGTTACCCAACGTCATACCGCTAGACGCAGTAAAAGTTTGAATAGAAAAAGTTCCCGCAACCCCCCCAAGTTCAACGACCACATCTCCATTAACACTGGTTGTGATGAGTCCCCCCGCCATATAGAGAGTATTTGCGGAGTGTTCGTTATTGCCATCACTCCCTGACCACACAGCACCAGTAAGGTTTAATAAATTAGCCGTAGTACCGGCAGCACCGGAGATAGTAATTGTAATTGTATACGCCATACTCCCCCCTACTTGTACAGCGACGTGATGACGACGCCGGTACTCGGAGCCACGGCTACCGTAGCTGATGTCGAGACCGCGACGTAGATTCCAGCCAAGAACACAATACCGTTATCGAATGAGACATTAGCGGCTGCTCCCGCAGGGATGCCGATTTCGAAGACGAGATTCGTCGTCGAGCCGATGCTCGGCACGGATGTCGTGTTGTACCAAAACATGTAGACTGTGGACGTATTCGGGTTGAAGACGCCATAGCCATACAACTGGCCTCCCGACGACTTCACGGATGCGGAAGAGGTCAGGGCTTGTTGGACAGCAGTTGACAATCCGCCTGAAGTCGCGGGCACAGTTGTGACAGCACCGATGGTGTTCGTGCCCGCTGGCAAAGACGGCAGGGTGGTAATAGAGCCAATATTCCACGTCCCACTTTGGGTCACGGCCAGGGTTCCACTCACAGGCTGTGTTGTAGGCCAGAAAGTACCGGTAACGGCCACCGAACCTGAGACGGCCACGGTACCGCTCACGGGCTGAGTCGTGGGGAAATTTGAAACCGAGACAGAACCACTGACGGGTTGAGTCGTGGGAAAGTTAGAAACTGAAACTGAGCCAGTGACAGGCAGCGTGGTCGGGAAATTTGAGACCGAGACGGAACCGCTGACAGGCTGAGTGACGGGAAAATTAGAAATTGAGACTGAACCCGAGACGGGCTGCGTGGTCTGCCAGAATACGCCCGTGACAGGGACACCAGCCGCGACAGCGGTCGCGATAGCAGATAAGTTGCCCCCCGCCTCTTGTGCCGCATTAGATGGCAACGGGAGCGAGGCTGCTGAGACAGGTTGGGTGGCTTGCCAAAAAGTTCCGGTCACGGCCAAACTCGTGTTCTGAATCTGGACATCTAAGGCCCCGGATGTCGAATTCAAGGCGTTGCCGGAGCCGTCTTGAAGCTGAACCGGCCACTGACCAGGAACCCAATTCGCGCCCGAATCCGTGCTCGGATTCACGTCCGTATTCGCTTGCACACAAGAATACAAGATGCCAGCCAATGTGACGACATCGAATGCTGTATAGGCTGCGGTCGAAGACCAGTTGCCACGATAAATGAATGCCGAAAAAACGGTTGAAGTCTGCATTTGTTTCTCCTGTATTACTTTTGTAACTGTCGTTTCTTTGCTTCCCGTTCTAAGGAGACTCGATTCATTGTTTTACGAAAAGCTTCTCGTTGTTCGGGAAGCATTCTTTGCCAACGAGCTTTTCCAAAGTTTCCTATCTTGAGACGCTGTGAATAGGGGAGTTTCTTACCAAGTTGCCCCAAACTTTGATTCTGTTTAGCTTCTTCAGAAGCGCACTTACCCTTGTTCCAAGGGATGCGACCCAATCTTCCCTGTATAACATTATGCCGATACTCGGGGTCAGCCCATAGTTTTTTAGAGATACGAGATAAACGCTTTCGTTGTTTAACATCCAGCACTCGAAACCCCTTACAAGTACCCCCATCTCCCCCAGGAGTCATGTTATACCCCACAGTGGAATCGGTCGCTCTATAGAGTTGAATATGCGTTTTCTCTAAAGTAGAAAGTTCTTCGAGAGTTTTAGCCTGTACTAACTCCCGTATTTCGAAATTTTCATCCCCGTATTTACGAATTGCCGCTTGAATTATAGTGTGACCCCCGTTTTTCGCGGCAGTCTTATGCTCTTTCCAACGGTGAGCTAAAGTCTTCGTTGTCTTTCCCACGTAAACCTTTCCGTTAACTTTATTTGTGATGAGATAAATAAGCATAGTCTATAATACTCATTAACTGATAACCACAACCACAGTCGCAATTCCTGTTGAAGAAATTCCATGGGCGTCTATGACGGCGTATGAAATATTGATTGTGTAAGTTCCGGGACTCGGAGCCACGACATCGGGTACCGAGAAAATACCCAATGGTGTCAGGCTCGAACTCACATCGTTCACGTTCACCGAGGACCCGGTTGTATTGATGGCGATGACACGGCTCGAAGGCGAGACAAAAACTTTGCCTGTAAGACCCCCGGGAAGTACGACTCCGGTGACGTTGAAAGCATAAGGTGGATGCCCGAGAACCACGGTCTCACCGGGACCACTGGAGGTCGGGAATCCCGTACCCGAAGGCAGTACAAGATAATAGACATTCGGTGTCGAAGCGGGAACCGCCCAAGTCTGATTATTGTAATTCACGGTGATATACGTTTCTTGCTTGATAGTGACGGTCACCGTGCCCGTCGTCGTTGAAGTCTGAGGTGAACCTTCTGTGTCAGTGACGACTGTATTGACTTGACAGGCATAGGTGCCCCCCGCCGCGAATTGAGAAACCGTGATTTGAAGCGTCGCGTTCACACCCGGGTTGTTTTGCGGCACAAAACGCGGGTCGGATTCGCCCGTGATATCGATGATGAAAGGCGCATTGCCCCCCGCGATAGAGACCGGAGGCTGGAAGACCGCTGTTGTCGCGTACTCAGAAACCGTTTGTGCAGCGGGACTCGTCCCAGTCGCAACCAGTGTCGGGTACACGATTGTAAGCGGAGCCGTGGCAAAAATATTCGAGTTGTGCTTGAGCGTGACCGTATCAGAACCAATGGTGTTGTTCAAGTAGTCGAAGAGCATCGTGAACCCATTCGGGGTCAGGTTGATGACTTGTGTTGTCGGAATACCCCCGAAGAGAACCCCCGGCGCTCCTACAGTACCCGTGAGACTCGTGAGCAAAGGTAAATCGGAATCTGTAGGCTGATAACCGATGTAGTTGACAACAAAGAGGGCATTGTTGTTCGCCGCCCGGTAATCGACGCCAATGGTCGCCTTCGTGGGCAACGGTGTCCGGAAAGTCGCCGCTCGTGGCGTGACAACGATGGTGAAATTGTAACTCGCCTGCGTGCCGTAACTCGCGGATGTCGCGACGACAGTCACATTGAAAGTTCCGTTTGCAGTCGGGGTTCCCTGCAAATACGCCCGAGTACTCGGGGTCGTCGTAAAGGAAACTCCTCCGGGCAAACCGGTTGCACTCCAATTCGAAACCAAATCGGATTGGATAAAGTACGTATTCGGGGTAATCGAGCGCCCAAGTTCCCCTGCATACGGAGCAGGACCAAAAAGACCCGTGGGCAGATTGTTATTCAAGATGTGAACCTGTTGTGTCTCGGTTTCAAGCAATGTCACATTAACAGCGAATGGCACGCTGGAATGCACGCCGATATTCGTCCACACCGCTCCGTTATCCGTTTTCGTGGAACCCAATGCGGTCCCCCACGTAGGCTGTGAGGCTCCTGAAGACCCTGCTGATGTGATGATTTCAATGTTGCCATTCGTGTCGAGAATCGTCTGCCCAAGGGAGTAAAGCGTCGTCGGTTGCCACACGGCTGTCGTGAAAATAGAGTCCGAGGCGATAAGCATCACTTGGTAAAGACCCGCAGTCGCAGTCGAGGACGCGAAGGCGGGGAGACTATTCAAGGTCGTCATCGTCGCGCCAGGGAGCGTAGTCGGATTAGGGGCAAGGCCTCCGGCGATGGCGCTGATGATTTGGAACGTGTAAGGGCCACCGGAACCGCCTTCGGCGACAACGGGAACATACCACGGGTACGTGAGCACAGGTGGAGGCAGGGTCGTGAGATTGATACTCACCCCGCCCGCGAAGCCTTCATTCGTCCACGTGACCTGGTTATCGGTCGTCGTGCCGGAATTCGTTTTGTTCCAACTCGGAACCGCGGCCCCCGTCAGGCCTGTACCCGTGATGGCGGTCACGCGTTGAATATTGCCATTGAGGTCAAGGATTTCCTGATTGACGGCGTAGCCCTGTGAAGGTGCCCATGTCGGCCATACGTCAGTAAATGTGATGACGATATTCGGCGTCCCGCCAGGGAGTGTGGCAGTCGGAGGCGCTTGTTGTCCATTGACGGTTACAACCAGGGAATCGCGTTGTGCAGCTTCTTGAAGAGAACCGTTTGTGGACACGACGCCAGTAAAGAGTGTAAGCCAGCTATAGGCGGCGGGTGTAATCGGGTTCGAGCCACCGCTCACGTTGAAGACTTGGATACCGCTGAAATCCCGATGAACACCACCTGCAATCGTGGTCCCGGATTGGGGCGCGAGCCAAGATGGGAAATTCGCCGGTTCTTCATCCTCGGCAACGTCAAAGAACGTCATCGGAGGCGAGACGGCAACCGTGGATTCTGTCCAGATAACGGAGCCATCGGTTGTCGTACCACCGGTTGTGGACCAAACTGGAGGCTCAGTGCCGCCGCTGATTCCCGCAAAGGTCACGATTTCAAGATTGCCATTCGTGTCAAGAATTGTGTCCCCGAGGTTGAATGTTGTCAACGCAGCCCAAACCTTCGAGGCCGCACCGTTCTGCGTCATGTGGAGAACGCCGTTCTCGTAGACAGCGAGACCGAAGAACTGATAGTTCTGATAGATGGTGTGTGCGCTCGTGGCTGCGAAAATGTTCGCATCCACATTCTGGGGCGACCACACCTGCCCAACCTTCGCATCCGGGAATGGAGCCGCGACGCCGCCACCGACGATATTCGGACGACCTGCACCGGTTGTCGGCGGGTCGGTGATGGGGAGCACACTCCAGTTAAACGGATTGCTTTGAGTCCCGTTGAAGCTCACAGCCACGGGGAAGACTTGATATTGTGGTGAACCCGTGGGTGCGTTTTGTTGCTGAACAACTAGGTTGAAAATGCCGGAAGTCACATGCCCGATAGAATCCACGCAGGTGACGCCAACCGTATAGGTGCCGTTCGTCTGTGGATTACCGGTCAAGATGGAACCATAGATGGCGGCTTGAGGCAGTGTTGTTGGTGCCGTGGGGGTAATTGACCAATTGTAGGGTGCAGTCCCACCGGATGTGAAATCTACCAAATCAAAAGAGATGTTTGCAGGCAGCGCACCGGGGAAGAATGGCGTTGGGCCAGGGGATGTCGTCAAAGTCAGAGACGGGGGCGTGACACCGGCAACGAGAGTCACCGTATCCTCTGTCGGGGACACGATTTGGAGTCCGGACCCAATGATACCGTCATCCGTGAATGCTGTGAGCGTGTATGGCGAGTTTCCACCAAAAACGGGAACCATGAGTTTGAACTGTTCCGTGGCATAAACTGTTTGCTGGTCGATGACGCCAAATTGCAAATTGGCAGGGAGCAGGGACATCGTGTACACGGCTTGAGCCGTGGCCCCAATCGTGTCTTGAACCTGGACCGTAAAGGTGTAAATCTTGGAAAAATCCGTGGTCGAATTGTATGTGACTGGGACACCGCCGAGCGTGCCCTTCACGGGGTCTACCGAGAGTCCGAGAGGGAGTGCCCCGGCGACGATGCTCCACGCAAACGGAGGCAAGCCGCCTGTGGACGCAATCTGGAACGTATAGGGCACATTGACCTGCGGAGTCGTGAGCTGGGCCTGCGTGGTCGTGATACGCAAATCCGTCGCGATGGTTAACGGCAGGGTCGTGCTCGCAAGCGATGCCGGATTGCTGCTATCCTGTACGGCGAAATCAATATTGAACGTCCCGAGTTCAAGCGGCGTCCCGAATAGAGTCCCGTCTTGAGTCAGTGAGAGTCCGAATGGCAGACTGGAATCCGTGTACCAGTTATAGGGCGCGATGCCTCCCGAAGCTTGCATCGCGAATGCAGTCATAGGCTTTCCGACGATAACAGCCGGGAGCAAATTCGTAGTCACCTTCACGGGGACCGCGCTCGTAGTCGGTGTCGGGCCAAAGAGTGGCGGGATTTCGACTAAGTCAAGCGAGAGCGGACGCCCTTGAATCGGGAACACATCTAGAGCCATGGTGTCGAGTAATGAAGACGCGGATGCGAAGCGCGAGGTCGCGACCATGAGTTTCAACTCATTAGTGACGGTGTCGCGCACGAGTGAGCGCGATATTACTTCCCAAGGTTCTGGCGTAATAATCGCAGTCGTGGCATCCACGATTTCGAAACCTTGAGTCCCGCCAATGCCCAATGTACCGGTCAAATCAGCTTGGGGTCCGCTTTCGGGTGTGAAGACCTGGTTCGTGACGTAGACCTGAAGCGTGAGTTGACGACGCAGTTTCACAGGCGGAGTCCCCGTGCTGTAATCGTTTTCGGTCTCGATGACGATATTCTGGGAACCCGGAGTATTGAATGCCGTCGCAACAGAGCGAGTATTCGGCCCAATGGGGATGAAGCCCGTCGTCGTCCCGTCTGGATACGTGACGGACCAGTACTCTGCGCCTGAATACAACGGACTCAAATTGATAGTCAACGTTTGCCCGATTTGAAGCGTGGTCGCACTCAAGGTCACAAGCGAAGCCGTGAGAGCGGTCGGGAACTCACGATTCGCATCCCATGGGTTCGAATTCGTGGCGATAATCGGATTCGCGGTCAAGGCCGTCATATTCACGGTCCAGTCACCGCTTGAAAGCACGGTCTCGTAAATACGGTTCGAGACCGTTGAGCCAGGGAATTCCAACCCGGTCGGGAGATTGCCGTTAATCGTCTGGAGTCCCATCGGAGGGACGGCAGGCGGCTGATTCACATAGATGTCCCACGCGAGGTACACGGCATAGTTGCCCGCCACGATGTAAGGCTGCCAGTTTAGAGTCAAGTTGAAGTTTTCATCGATGACACCGATGGTCGGGGCAGGGAGCAATTGCTGACTTGCTTGAATTGAAGACGAGAGTACGATGATAGGAATTGAGTACGCGTTCCCGTAGAAGCTTGCGCCGTAAATCCCTAACACTGAGGTCGTCGGCTGGCTTGTCGCCGCCTGTGTAGCCCCGGTAACGTCACGGGGACCACTTAGGGAGCCACTTTGGAGAAAGAGTACGCCATCCACGGTTTTTGGCGTGCCGGTGTATCCCCACTGAACGGTAAACGGGGTATTGTTCACTTCAATGGCCGGAATCGTGACAGCGCCGACAATGCTTGGATTCCCGAGGACAAGCGGGGTCGCGACCTGGGTCACGGTAAGCGTGAAAGCGCCACTGAGTGTGTTCGCGTATCCACTTGCTGTCGCGAGAACGTAGAATGTGTAGGAACCCGGGACCAGCGCATTGCCCACGATTTGATTCGATGCATTGATGTTCAAGCCATCGGGAGCGCCGACGAGTTGAAACGAGACTCCGGCTACGGGCGTAAACGTCTCGACATCCGTACCCGTGAGTTGATATGGGGTAATAGCAGAACCCGTGTTGGACAGAATCGCGCCATTATTGACAACGATGGTTTTCGCGCCATTGGATTGAAGCGTGGCTTCTGCGAAGCCATCACGAGATGCCGTCGAAGTCGCGACGCAACGCAGTCCCCACTTTTGATGAATGGTAGACGCAGGGATGGGGATGTGCACGACTGCGCTCGGGGACCCGGAGGTCAGCGGGACACTGGATGGGGCCGTGATAGGCGTCTCAAGAGCGGAGCCTTCTTCGATAGCGAATGTGATGGTGATGGTTTCCCCAAGTTGGAATTCAGCGGCGGGACTCGAAACCGTGATAGCGACGGAATCCCCAGTATAGCCCTGATAGATAGCGGCTCCAGGCTGTTTATCCAGACTGATTTTGCACGCTGCCGAAGTCTGCCATGACCCAGTACCGGGACCCACGGCAATGGGTCCGATGGTTTTCGTGCCGTAGATGAAGTTCGAGACCGCGCCCTGCAACGAGACTGTGAACGAAATATCTCCCGCAGTCGCAGGCGTCCACTCAAAGGTCACGCCTGAACCCGAAGTCGGGGTCCCTGTCGCGGAGCCGCTTGTCTGCCAGAGAATGTTGATGGCCTCCGGAGGGGCTTGGCCTTGCAGGAAATCCGTATCCATATCAAGGCGGAAACGGGTATTCGTGGTGTCGTAGTAGACCGAGACCATGAAATCAAGCGTGCCTTGTTTCGCGATAAGAGACTGGACTGTGAATGTCTGCGCGAATGCACGGTCTGGCTCGTCATAGAAATAACCCGGGGCATAGGCGAGAATCGTGACCTGCTCGCTGACCGGCGTATTGATATAAGACTGTAAACCGCCAGGGATATTCGTTGGCGAGGGGTCGCTCACGTGCAACACAGCCTGAGTCCCATCTGAGGTCAGGAATTCAAGACCAGCAGGCAGCGAGGCGGGTGGGATGAAACTGATTCCAGACTGAGGTTGATTGCTCAGCCCGATGCCCTTGATGACGATATCGGCTTGTGTGCTGTCATAAGATGGGATGGTGAATGTCGTCAAGCCCGCGAAGGCTCCGCTCAAGACCGCAAGACTCAACGGAGGCTTGACATCCAAGAGAATCGGGAAGTACAGGTACGTGACGCCGTCCGTGACACTCACGTAGAATTCATAGGGGATGGTGCCATTCGGGACTGGATTCGAGAACGAAATCGTGAAAATGGTCCCCGTGGAATCCACGGTACCCGTTACCCACACAGGCGTCTCGGGGCTGAGCGTGAATGAGAGCGTACCCTGAGCGCCGACTGCCGTCAGGGTGCCGAGCACGTCGTTAACCAGCGAGGCGACACGGATTGTCGCTCCGAGGACTCCCGGCTGTTGTGCCAGGGGGAGTACCGAATTAGTTTTTGCTACGAAATTTGGTTGTAGTGTAAGAGCCATTCCAAGTCCTTATGACAAGCTTGTCGAAATTGTTGACGACGCATCCGCGGTCACACCTCCGAGGAACGGGTTGATGGAGACCGTGCGCTGAAGCGCCGAGATGATGGAAAGCGTTGCGGACCCATTTGACTGATACGTGTTCGCAGTCGTCACATTAGAATTAAGAGCAGCGGCGACAATAACCACGGACGCGACCACATTTGTTTCCTCGTCTGTGTTTGCACCATGATTCTGGAGAGTGAGAGATGACCCTCGCTGAATCACGAAGAACGGACCCGGAGTACTCGCGACATCCACGTGGTAATTCAGTCCTGACACGATGAGGTTTGACTGCTCAGATACGAAGCCCGTACAACCTGTATCGACATCAAGGGTGCCGCCATTGATGGCGATTGTGCATGATTCGATGAAGCCCCCTGCTTGCACATTATCCGTGAAATCGCAACTCACGAACTCGATATCGGAGGCGATGCCGTACACCGGGGGGTTCGTGAAGTTTTGGAACGTCAACTGATTGAAAATAACCCGGGTTTCGTTGACGAAGAACGCCGATGTGGGACCATCCCCAAATGGTTGATAACCCGAAGCATCGATGACGATATTTGTGGTCGCACCTGCTTGAGCACTGATGACGAGACGCCCGCTTTCCTGAATCGTGAACGCGATATTCGCGAGTGCGTAATACTTCGCGTCAATGATTTCCCCATCCCCGAGAGCAATGACTTCCAGCGAACTCTGGAGAGCCGCCATGGAATAAGGAACTCCCGTAGGTACGAGTTGAATCGTGCACGGATGGCGCAACACGGATGGCAACGAGTTCACCGCCGCCGTGATGGTTTTCATCGCGGTCGCGACCGAGAGTCCATTCAGACTATCGTTACCGGAGACATTGTTCACGTACAGCGTAATGGGAGCATTCGTGGCGAGTACGTCAGAACCAAGGGCGCTCTTTTCCGTCACGGGTTGAATCGCAAACCCGATATTTGGGATTGCACGATTGAACCCGCGCTGGGCTGTATTCGAATTTAGTTGCACAGTCTGGCGCTTATCCTTGTTGAAAGGCTCAATCCAATCATTGGTGTGGAGTGGGACTTCGAAAGTGTTTTCCACGTTCAAATACTGCTTCCCAACGAAGTTAGAGTCGAAGAACGACGCCACTGGTAAATTCGTGAGTCCGGCATCCGACCACGCGGTCAAGGCAGGAAGCGAGGTCGAGACGGGGAGCGAGCGATTGTATGGGAAAACATCAGCGAGACCGATGATGGGAGCCTGACCGGTGCCATTCGTGGTCACGAGACCGTAGTCATTCGCGTACACGATTTCATAGTTA